TTTTCTAATTCAATTTTTGCCAGCTGCGCTTCAGGTGACAATTGTTGAATAGATGCAGATGGAGCATATGACATGCTTGGTGCTACATTTGTAGTAATAGCTGCAGCTGCTCCCTTAGTAGCAGGTGGAATCATATCCATTGCTGGCTTAGGTGCTGCTGGTTCTTCTTCTGGTGTACCAAATTTCGGCATTGTTAATCTCCTTATGAAAATATCTGAAGTGCGGCTTCATAATGAGATTTACGATCTTCTAGTCCAATAGTGCCACCATTAATCTTCTTTGTTACTGTAGTAATGTCGCCTTTGTCTGCCCACTGATTCAACTCTCTTGAATCCCAGAACCAACCAGCCGACCAAGCTGCGCCCTCTGGTTCGGCCAACCAAGCAGTTGCTTCTGCCAATGGCCACCCCATATCCTGGGCAAATGCTTCGTAGTTGCTCTTACCAGTTAACTGAATAAGACCACGACCACAATATCTGTAGCCATCACCAGATGCTTCATCACCATTACCCATACGATTAGAGTATACCTTATTGGCAATCTTCTCTGGGTTCTTGGCGAATGCTGATGTGTCTACTCCACGGAAATATTTCGGAAAAATTACCTTCAATCTATCCGCCGAGTAGTTTAAATTTTCTTTGATAGTTCTTAAGCCACCAGACTCATGACCAACTTGTGCAAGGAACATAGAGATACGTTTTGGTGTATTGATCTCATAGAATTCCATTACATCATTCAGCGGCTCAACAAATTTCTCAATGATGTCTTCGTTAGTGTCTTCGAAGAATTCATTAAGTTGTTCGAATGATAATAGCATTTAGAGCTCCTAACAAAAATAAACGGGGAATTGCTCCCCCGTTATTTATTAGAAAGACTGACTTGGTATTCTCTGTCTTAATGTATTCGCAACAACATGATATATTTCATTACGGTGAATGCCCAAGTCAGCCAACTCTCTGTCTGTTAAATTATCAAGCTCTGAATATGCCTTATTATAAGCAAAGCTTCTCTTCAACCAGATCAATGATTGGTCGACATAGTAGGTAAATAAGTTAAACATTTATTTCTTTACTTCTTCTTCGATTTCAATTTTCTTTGGCTTCTTGTGTTCCGGAATAATATGTTCCAGCCAAATCTTAAGAAGCCCGTTAACCATCTGCGCATTGTTTACAACAACATTATCGGCGAGCGAGAAGGTGCGGGTGAATGCACGATCTGAAATACCCTTATGAAGGTACTGAGTATCAATACCATCAGATGTGAGGGTTTCAATTGTAGTGCCACCCTTAATGATCAACTTATTCTCTTCAAGCGTAAGCTCAATATCTTGCTTAGCAAAACCAGCAACAGCAAGCTCAACGACATAAACATTGTCATCAGTCTTCTTGAGGTTGAAAGGAGGATAAGTGCCATGAGTTGCAGTGTTTGCTAGATGCTCTACTGTTTCCTGCATCTTTGCTAGAAACTTATCAGAGCCAACATAAAACTTGTCGAACTTGGCGAGGTCTGAGAATGTGTGATCAAATTTAAAGTTAGTCATAGTATTTCTCCTGTTAAGCGAGAGTTTAATATATGAGACCCGACTGGCATCTCATATATTATATAGGTTGCGTCGCACTATTTTTAAAGGGGTTAGTGTAATTTTTTTCCATATGTTTCAGCAGCAACAACATACAAATCCATACGTTCTTGATCAAGAAGATAAATTGGTGTCATACCAGCTAATTTATACTCTTGACCAGCTTCCCACATTCTTCTGAAATTATTATCTTCTTCTCCAAACGAACTTGCTGCTTCAGCAACTACTTCTTCTGGTATAGTTATTCTGTGTTCCATCAGTCCCACAGCCCCTGATAATACTTACCGAACAAACGATAACCATTTGCGATACGCTTTTCAATATCTCGCATAGCATCATAATCCTTGCTATCATAGAATTTATCTTCCCAATCATTGAACTGGGAATAATGAGCAAAGATCATTTCATCAAGCACCCAATCCCAACGCTTGTGAAAGTTATCATCAGTATGCCCATAGTTTTTCTCTTCATCTGTCAAATCAGGAGCAGATGTTGAACGCAGCTCTTCTGGTACATCCTCGTCATCAACATGACCAGAACCATGCTTGGTTTCCTTCAGCTGTACGAGCATAGGATGAATCAACATCGATAATGTATGATCCATTGACCAAGTGTCATACTCATCAATATGAATGCGCACCTTACGCTTACGCTTAGAATACAACCAACTACAGAAGTCCTGAACCCAAGTATTAGCCAACCAATCTGCAAACCTCTCGGAAATCTTGTAGTCCCAACGCTCCCAACGTGGGTCATCATCTGGGAATATACCTTTACGGTCTACCCAAAAGAAAATCTTATCAACAATTTGATATGGACCATAGTAATTTAGATATGGGCCAATGTATACTTTCATATAAATACTCCTGAGTTCATGGAGGGTTACTACTATGTTCGGAAGATTACAACTTTATATAGTTGCTGGTATATTCCTATTCGGCGCATTAACTGCTTTCTATTACAGTTGGCGTAGCGGTATTGAGCGAGAGGCTCTACTCGAATACAACCAACATCAATTAGAACAGAACATCAAAGACAAAGAAGAGATGCGTAAGCAACTCCAAAACATTGACAATGTTCAAAAAGAAGTAGAAGCAAATAATGCTGCCGAAAAGAAGAAACTTAAAGAGCAACTTGATTCTATATCGAATGACCTGAATAGTAAAGAAGTAAAAGCAGCTGAGAAAGAAGCATCTCAAGTGCTCAAAGACACAGTAAACAAATTGAGAGGCGCTGTAAAATGAAAGTATTGATTGCCTGTATCATTGCGTTAACATTGGCTGTTTGTGCCAAAACACTGCCACCACAAGTATTGACCAAAACAGAATTACAAGTAATAGTACCAGAACGTAATATGTTCTATTGCCAGAACGTCAGACGATTTCCTAATTCAGAGACATTGACTGATGTTGAAGTAGCAAAGCTGCTTGTTGAACTACACTCCAAGAATACAGAATGTCAAAAGAATATGAATTCAATCTATAAGTTCTTGAGCGAAGCAAAGAAACAAACGGAGAATACTAATGGCAAAGAAAAGAGTAAATGATAAGGTAATGATGATACCAGAGGGCGAAGCTAGAGATTGCGCCAGTTATCATTTTGTACAACCAAAATCAACATTAATGCACAGATCAGGTAACAAATTCAGAATGCGTAAGTATCACCCTGGTCTACGCCAACATGTATGGTTTATTGAAGCAAGAATGCCTCAGCACAAGTGATCAGTTATCGTCTGGTTTAAGACCCTGCTTGACTAACCAAGCGATGCTGACCAACTTCTGATCCTCGGTCCACCCTTTTGAATCGAGGATTGTTTTAATCATGACCAAGATATCCTGAGTCCAGGCCAGCTGTATTTTTGTAAGATCAACTCCAGTCATCATATATCTCCAAAGTTGGCTCGGGGTGATGGGCTCGAACCACCAACACACAGATTCAAAGTCTGTAGTTCTACCAATTGAACTAACCCCGATCAATTATCACAGTTCGTCTTCAAGATACTCATACAACTGCTTCAACAGTTCGATTGACTCTTCTTTCGTCAAAGCAATCCTGTATTTATGATTGCCATTATTAGCATCTGTCATCTCGATACGAACATAACCAAGATGACCTGAAATATCGAAACATTCAGGATTAAACTGAGCTATTGTTTTAGCATCACTCGTCGAGTCAGTAAACCTTGCGATTCTCATGATATATAACCTTTAACAACACCACTACTTATTATAGATTACCAGGCGTAGACATAATCTTGTCCCAATTCATGATACCATTCATCAAATGCTTTGACTTTCTGTCAGTATCATTAAGAAACTCAACGATATCTTTTACACGACCTTCAAGAACACTGATAGCAGTACGGATATGACCAGTATCGTGATCTTTAAGCTGCGTTTCTAGAAAAGCAATCTCCTTCAACAGCGCACCTTTATGCATAACCAACTGCATCGCATGATCGATCATTATTTATCTCCTAGTTACCAAAGTATTCTTTGTCTGGGTTGTCCTTCAGATAGCCTTCAGCAAATGCTTGAGCAATCTCTTCTGTGTTGCTTTCGGGTATGTTTGCTTCAGGATACCACTGAAACAGGCTTGTACCAGCATCAGTGATATTTTCAACACCATACATTACATTAACTGAACCATTTTTATGGACTTTGATTTCCATACAACGGACCACCTTCTGCTTGGCGAAGGCTTTCATTTCATACACATCACGGGTCCACTCTTCACCTTCATGATGAAGAGTTTCTGTACGCACGAACTGTTTGTAAACACGTGTTACCCAATAGGTGTAGCCAATGTTATACTTTGTAGGAATTAGCATCTTTGATGACCTCTAGATCATGGAAACTGTAACCAGATGCCTTCAAAAAGGTAACAAACTGGTTAACCACTGTTTGAATATGAGCATCAGTACCATCAAACACAACATGTGTCAAACTATGTGTTGGTTCGTGTGGCAAATCAACATTCTCATACTCACACTGGAAAGTATATGTGCACTTGTACTTATCATCAGTCATCATACCAACTTCTCTACTGTAGGAATACCAATAAGACGAGCGCCATCCATTACACGTGTTTGTATCTTACGCGCGAACTTAATAGCGTCCTCGAATGTAGCGAACTTAGCAATATGATCATGAAGGAACCCGTCCTTCTTTTTTATCACATATAGAACCTGAAATGTGTTCATTGTTGTTCTCCTATTTCACTATAGTATATAGTATACTTGACCAACATTTAAAAGTCAAGCACTAATTTTCTTTCGCGAGTAGGATCCTTTGCCTTTCTTAGGATTGACCACTCGAGGGCGATACTTCTGCGTGTGCAGATCTATTGCGATAGGATTCCGTTTCATTCTGTTACTATCCTTTTCCAAGGTAAAGGTCTTATCAGTCATGATCAACTCCTCTCTAATGTATCTACCAACTTCTCGAGATACATAACCTCTTCATTCACACCAGTACGATAACCAAGCTCGCGACCAGAAAGCTTTTCGTTACCAAGATCGTAGGCTGCGAGCAACTGACGGCTACGTAGCAACCTACCATACAACTCATCCTTAAGCTCATTGACCAACTTCTCTGGGTCTTTGGAGAAGAATTCCTTCATGACCAAATCTCCTTATTTGTAGAACTTCCTATCCCGATACTCAACAGAGTACTCTGGGAATGTTTTCTCGAAATGGACGACTGCACGCATCGCCGAACCATAGGTAGGATACTCTTGGCGAGCCACTACTTGATTTCTGGCGTTCTTGAGCTCGACAACGTAGAACAACTCAGCTACAGGGATAAGCTTCGGTCTTGCCATTGTTCTAATCCTTATTGATTCATAGACACAGTGTGATTATACCAGCTTGCTGACCAAAAGTCAAGCGGTATCTCGTTCCCATACATACTTGTAGGTGTATTTGCCGTCAGCCCATTTCCTGACGCTGACGAATTTGTATCCTCGCGCTGTGATCTCGCGGATGATACGATTGGTGTAAGATATAGAACCAGTGAAGATCTTCTCGACTCGATCCTTAATCATTAGCAAAGCTCCGCAGAAGTGTCATACCAGTTGTCCGTCTCAAAGCGAGAGTCGGCGTCGAGATCCATTCGGTGTTCGCCGTAGTAGCCGTAGTACTCCTCATCAGTCATAAGATCAGGACAGACAGCCCACAAGTCGCCATCCTGAGAAAGATGCCACACATTGTCATTCCCGTCGGTATAGGTAGCAGCCCCCAACACAGCGTCCCAGGCATCCCAATAGTGCTCATGGTCGGGGCCAGTGGCGAGAATTTCGAGATCTTCGGCTTTTACGCCATCCCAATGTGCGCCGAAATCAGCGAAGTCGCGAGGGATATAGACGCCACGAGAATCAGACAGCAGCAGGTTCATACCAGACATAGTTATCTCCTAGGGGTAGGGCAGAATCGCCCCGATTCAACTCATACATTATATTACCGCTTCAGCGTTTTAAAAGCAAGTCCCTAAAATCATTTTAATCGCTTGCTTTTAAAAGCCAGCTGGGGTAATATAATGTATGAGTTGATGAGGAGAACTGAAAAATGGATATCGCGCACTTTGAACTTCCTACGCACTGGGCGGTCGCTCTTATGTATGGCGATGAGAGCATTTTTGAGGACAACGACGAGGACTTCAAATCTTATAGCTACTTCGTAGACGAGATGGAGCGTCAATACGGACAGTGCTGGTGCATTGATGTCGGCGACGAAGAGTTCTTCTCTTTCTTTCACGACGCTACTCCGTTCGGAATCGGCGGCTCTGACTGCTACAAATATTCTTTCGACATCACAAAGAGGGCTTGATTTTAAAAGCCAGATGGGGTATGATTGGTTATAAGTTGATGAGGAGAGAAAAATGATCTATACAGTTTTCGGAGACTACGGTACTGACAGCGAGAATATCCTGTTTCAGTCAGAAT